CTTTGGTATTTAGTTTGTAAAAAATCTGGTACAGAATTTTATGAGTTCAGTTTAGATAACTACACCAGACCAATGCAAATATGTAATCATATAGTCAAAGTAATGGGTAACTGGTTATCTAAGGTTGATTCGTTAGATGAGGTAAAGAATTTGTTGATTCCTAATCCTGACGACTGGATATGGAAGGAAGAAGCTGTATATAAGGCTAGAATGGAGGTGTGGGGGTATTAATTACCCCTTTACCAAAGTGAATATTTAGGTTTATTATATAATAATATGAGGAGAAAATTATGACATTTATAAGTAAAGAAAGCAAACCCCAAGAAAAACTGAAGGCTTGGTATTTATTCACAGATGATTTCATAGCTGGTACTCAGCACTTATCATCTCAATCTGTTGGCATATATATCAGACTACTTTGCTGGAACTGGAACAAAAAGTGTCAGGGTATACCTATTAATCCTGAGACTATTTATAGAATAGCAAACTGTTTTTCTGAGGGGGAGAAGAAGTCTTGCGATGAAGTAATACAAGAGTTTTTTGTTAGAGTAAACAGCCATTATCAAAATGAAAGACAATTACAAGAGTTTTTATTTATAACTAAAAGAATAGAAGCATCTAAGGTAAATGGAAGGCTTGGAGGTAGACCAAAAAAACCTAGACAAAACCCCCCTACCCTAACCACTACCCCTACCATTAAACCAAAACCAAAAAACAAAGATACTTTCCCTTTATTTTGGCAAAAAATATCTAATAAGGTAAGCAAGGGTATTGCAGAAAAGAATTTTAGGTCTATTGATACAGAATGGAAGGAAAAACCAGAAGAACTAGCAGAAATGTATAATAAATATTTTAATTCTGTTGAGGATAAGAAATTTGCTAAACAACCAGCTTATTGGTTAAGTGCTAAAAAATATGAAGATGAGGAAGCTAAAATAGAATCAGCAAATGGGGAAGTATATCCTTTAAGACTTAAAGTTCTTAAAAAAGCTATAGTAGATAAAGAAACAAGCTCTTTTATAACTAGCTTTGCAAATCAAAATTTTCCTGATGTTCAAAGAGCAATTAAAGAAGGTGAATTTTCTAAAGAAGATGCAGTTAAATATTTTAACTTAGGGAATAGACTATGACAGACAGATTTAAAGATAATATACAAAAACAAAATTTTACTTTTTACAGTATGTCAAGAAAAAAAAGTAGAAATATTAAGAAACCTAAGTTAGATTCTACAGAAATATTAAATAAATATATGTATTGCAATAAATGTGGTGCAAACCCTATAATAAGAGTAGATAATGCTAAAGAATATATTTGTGAAAAATGTTTAAAAAAATATTTCAAAGGCAAAGCAAAATGGAAGTTGTAAAAAAAGCAGAACAATTCAAGAAGCTTGTATGTGAAATAGATATAAAAAAATATGAGCAGAAAGAGTTTGAGAAAATAGTAAACTTACTTTATCAGGATATATTTAGAATAGAATAATTTATTTAAGTACTTGATTTTATTACATTTTTATATATTATAATAAATATGAACAATAATAATAATAATAAAGGAGACAAAATGTATACAGTAAAAATAACAAAACAAGAAGCAGAAGTATTAAAAAACATCATTACAAACTGGGAAGATACAATTCAAGATTCAACTTGGACAAACGAAAACGGAGTGTATGATTATAACAAAACAGACAGCTTTTTAAGAAAACTAAAAAAACAAGAAAGAAAAATAAAAATAAAGGAGAGTGCCTAAAGGCACTTTCTTGGTTGTGTAATACAATCAGTATGCTAGACTATTATTACCGAACTATAGGGTAATTAGGAATGGCAAGACCTAAAAAATATAACATAGATATAGAACAATTACAGAAATTAGCTAAATTTGGCTGTACTAACAAGGAGATGGCAGATTTCTTTGGGTGTTCAGCAGATTTATTAGAAAAGAGTTATTCGGAATATCTGACAAAAGGTAGAGCAGAGCAGAAACTAAGGCTAAGACAGCTTCAATGGAAAAGTGCAGAAAATGGTAATGTAACTATGCAGATATTCTTAGGTAAGAACATATTAGGTCAACAAGATAGACTGGAAGAAAACCAGTTAGAAGAACCTCTAGTGTGGAGCAATGATTGATGTTGTGTTATGATTGTGGTTGTGAATTGATATGGGGTGGCGACCACGAATGTGAAGATAGTGAAGATTATGCTATAGTTACCAACTTATCTTGTCCTGAGTGTGAAGCATTTGTACTGGTATACTGGGGGAAGAAAGACAGAGAACATAATGCCATTAACTGAACCACAAAAGAAAGTAACTAATTCAAATGCAAGGTTTAGAGTATTAATTACTGGAAGAAGGTTTGGTAAAACATATTTAGCAATAAATGAGATAGCAAAGTATTCCAGTCAACCTAATAAAAAAGTGTGGTATGTTGCACCCAGTTACAGACAAGCTAAAGCAATATGTTGGAGTGTATTAAAAGAAAAGATGTTGGCTCATAAATGGGTTAAATCAATCAACCATAGTGATTTGACTATAACATTAAGGAATAACTCAACAATTACATTAAGGGGAAGCGACAATGAAAATTCTCTCAGGGGAGTTGGGATTCATTTCTTAGTTATGGACGAATTTGCAGATACAAGCAAAGAAACTTGGTATGAGGTGTTAAGACCTACACTATCTGATACTAAAGGCTCTGCATTTTTTTGTGGTAGTCCTAGAGGATTTGGTAACTGGAGTTATGAGTTATTTAAGATGGGTGAAGCAAATAAAGACTGGAAAAGTTTTAAATATACTACAATAGAAGGGGAACAAGTTAGTCAAGATGAAATAGAACAAGCAAAACAAGACCTAGATTTAAGAACTTTTCAGCAAGAGTACGAAGCAACATTTGTAAACTATTCAGGAATGATTTATTACAATTTTAGCAGAGAAAAAAATATTATAGAGAAATATAAAGATAATACTTTGGTTTATCATATAGGATTAGACTTTAATGTAGACCCAATGTGTGCAGTAGTAACAGTTATTGATAATAATATAGTTACAGTTATAGATGAGATACAAATATATTCCTCAAATACAAATGAGATGTGTGAGGAAATTAAAAACAGATACAAGCATAAAAATATTATAGTTTACCCAGACCCTAGTGCTAGGCAGAGAAAAACATCTGCTGGAGGAGTTACAGACCTAGCAATATTGAAAAACTTTGGCTTTGAAGTTAAATGCAAGAACACAGCACCATTAGTAAGAGATAGAATAAATGCAGTAAATTCTAAATTAAAAAATGTTACTGGAAAAAATAGTTTATTTATTTTAAACTCTTGTAAAAATGTGATAAAAAGTATAGAAAGACAAATATACAAAGAAGGAACACATATACCAGATAAAGATAGTGGGTACGACCATATGAATGACGCACTTGGGTACTTAATAGAATATAATTACCCTATAAGAAGAAACTTTGTAGCAACTGAGCAAAAGAGGTGGAGTTAATGAACAGAGAAGAATTACAACAAAAACACCCTTTATGGACTTCAAAC